GGCTGTTGTCCCCGCTGCTGGCGTGCTTGCTGTAGTCCCCGCTGCTGGCGTGCTGGCTGTTGTACCCGCTGCTGGCGTGCTGGCTGTAGTCCCCGCTGCTGGCGTGCTTGCTGTTGTACCCGCTGCTGGCGTGCTGGCTGTTGTCCCCGCTGCTGGCGTGCTTGCTGTAGTCCCCGCTGCTGGCGTGCTTGCTGTTGTCCCCGCTGCTGGCGTGCTTGCTGTAGTCCCCGCTGCTGGCGTGCTGGCTGTTGTACCCGCTGCTGGCGTGCTGGCTGTTGTCCACGCTGCTGGCGTGCTGGCTGTTGTACCCGCTGCTGGCGTGCTGGCTGTTGTCCCCGCTGCTGGCGTGCTGGCTATCTATTGATGTAGGGACAATATCGGCTTTGCAGCTATCTTTGAGATAGTTAATGCAATCTGCGATGAATTCATGGAGCTTCAATTCGCATTTAACGGTCAACTCAGCAGACGCTATTTTAGAATCGTCACTATTCGTTGCAGTTTCCCCTCCAACCTCGACGTATGCGAAACGAGAAGTGACGTCGTAGTAGCTCAGAACATCGAGAGGGTTTGCGCAAGAATGGAAACCTGACGCACATGCTTCTACCTTACCTTCGTGTTTGTATGTCGCCCCAATCTCAAACTGGAACCCACGGCACTGCAAGTTTTCGTCAAACCCTTTGTAGTATTTCTTTTGGTCGCTCACATCGCACCCCTATTTGGTTAATAAGTGCCGTCCAAGGCTGGAAAGGAATCTGTCGCACATCCTTCGGTCGGGCGGTTTGGTTCTGGTGGCCGCCATCCATTGCTCAATCTGTGCCGTCTTTCCGGCTGTCAGTTCATGTAGCGGACATGTTCCCAACCTTGTTGGCACAGGGAGCTTTCTACCGACTCTTCCTCTCAAACTGATCGGGTGGTTACATGAGCTATCAGGCTCCGTCCCATTGCCGGTTGAGTTTCATATCCTCGAATTACTTTGCGCCAACAAATTAAGTGCTTGTCTCTCTAAGCTGTTCCGTATTGCTCAATCGTCAGTAGTCAGGTGGCCGGTAGTGAATTTCCGGCTTGGTGCAATCGTCGCCAAGGTCGATATTCCGAACGTCTAGCTCGCTCTCGCATCACCACTGCGCATTCACCTGATTACTGACGACTGCTTGTTAGGTGCTGGCAACCGCTCATATTGCCCTTGCTTAGATGCGCCTGAACGGCAAGGATAGATTCATTGCCAGCATTTACTGCAACAACTCAAACCGTCTTGCAAGTTACGTTCTGCCTTTGCTGCCTTATAATGGATAGTAGTGAGATTGGCTAGGGCCGGATTTGAACCAGCTCGGGAGATCATCCTCTATATTCCGTACATGGAGCGACCATGCAACCAACCAACCTCCTGCTATCCACTACATTTACATTCTCGCTACCGTGTGGCCTTACCGTAGTTACGCCACTTCACTTTGACCGCGATTCAGACTAACGCTACTTGCCGGTACTTTAGGAATCTAAGAGCTGCTCTGCGATTCCATGCTCAATCCGTCGTTCGCTGCTGCTGGCCTGCCGGTTCGGCACTGCACCGCCGATGTGAAGCATCATGACATAACGTATGGCGTTGCGCAAGCGGAAAATGCAACTTGTTGAATGGTGCAATATATGGCATCATATCAACATGAATAAACGCAAACTAATCGAATATCTTGGCGGCACATGCGAGAAGGCCGCGTATAAGCTCGGCTACGCATCCGACAATGCGCGCAACAACATCCAGCGCCTGAGCAACCCGCTGACTAAGCGCCAGGTGCAGACGATCACAATGAGGATGAAGGCCAATCGGATAAAGATACCGAAGGATTGGGCATAACGACTAGGTAACAGGCAGGCTTACTAAAACACTTTAAACGAAGAACCGAACCATGAGTACGCTCTACATTGGGAAGAAATCACTTATCGGCCTGTCCTTGTTGACCGTATGGTTAGGGGGTTGCGGATCTGCATCTCCTTGGCAGGGTGCAGGAGCACTTTATATTTTTGATCATGGCGTATCGCGTTGTGTAAATGTTACCGAGGTAACTTTTAATAGCTCTAATTCTACGGATTATGTGGCACAAGATGGACGGAAATATTTGGCGCGTGAGCCTGTAGCGTATTACGCAGGGGAGCAGTGCAAATGATTACCAATAACCTGATTAATCAGGGCTAACAATCTGAATCACTGAAGCGCAGTGCATAAGAACGCCATGGCCTTCAGAGAGCAAGCGGGCAGTGATTCAGATTGTTGGTGCATCCGAATCGGTGCGGTATCCAGCGCAAGAGCTTGCGCGCTCTGGTATGTAGAGGCCAGACACCAACAACCTACACTCCCTCCCTGGAGCTTTGACCTGCACAAGTTGCAGGTCTTTTTTTTCCTATTGCAAATCTTCCAGCTATCGCTATAATCATTTTGCGCTGAACTGCGCCCCGACGTGAGAATCGGGAATAAGTGATTGGGATAGATTCTCCTGCCGCATGGCTTCTGGTCTGTCCCGTTATTCAAAACCGCAACGGTCAGCCCAATCCACGGACTCTCACCGGATCAGAGGCCAGCCGACAGGAGAATCAATTGCACTCAGCAAACCTTGATAGATCATCGCGCCTACAGCGCGTTTTAAGCGTACTTAAAGACGGAAATCCGCACACCACTAGAGACATCATCCGCAAAGCTTCTGTATGCGCCGTAAACTCGATAATCAGCGAGTTGCTGGATAACGGCATTCAGATTGAGTGCCAGCGTTTTGGAAGTAAGTGGTCGTATTGGATTGCGAGCTAGCTATGCGCTACAAAATAGCAAATTGGGAAGAACACCAGCACTACAAAGACCGTTGCCCGCCTTGGATAAAGCTCCATAATTCAATGCTTACGTCAGAAGTGTGGGTGATGGGAACCGATCAAACTCGTACGCTAGCAATTGCTTGCATGCTGCTAGCGGCACGCGACAAAGCAAACGACGGAACGTTTAATGGCGACCCTGAATACGTCAAGCGGTTCGGCTATCTGAATACAAAACCTGATTTTAAGCAGTTGATTGAATACGGATTTATTCTTGTGTTGCAAGACGCTAGCAAAGTGCTAGCAGAATGCAACACAGAGAAGAGTAGAGAAGAGACAGAGAAGAGTAGAGAAGAGACAGAGAAGGGTAGAGGAGAGGTAGAGAATAGTGCGTCGGCATTCGCCTTGCCGGATTGGATTGACTCCGACAACTGGAATTTGTGGATTAAGACCCGCAAGGGAAAAAAGATGCTGCCTGAGCAAATGCAGGCACAGGTAGAAAAGCTGCGAAAGTGGAAAGATGCTGGTTTGCCATACGCGCAGTCGCTTGCTGATTCCGCTTCAAATGGCTGGCAGGGATTGTTTGAGCCAAAGACAGCTTGGCAAAAACCAACCGCTTCACCAGAAAACTTTCAAGATCGAGACTACGGCGAAGGAGTTACCAAGCTATGAATAACGAAAACAGTTTTGCAATGGAAGAAGATGAGCCGGTATCGCTGGCTAAAGTGAAACTGATGATGATTGATCCGATACCACGCAAATCAACCTGCGAAACGCATGGAGAGTTTGATAGCCGCAACGTATGCGGTTCGGTGTGGACTAAATGCCCTGCATGCTCTGCGATTGAAAAGGAAAATTCCAAGCGCGCAGAGATGGACAGAGAATCAGCAGAAAAGCATCGACAATGGGAACGAAGGCTAGGAGAGTCTGGTATTCCTGTTCGCTTCACGGATCGCACATTGGATAAATTCGAAGCGAAAAACGAAGGCCAGAAAAGCGCGCATGCTTTCGCGACTGAGTTCGCGGAAAAGTTCGGAGAAGTTTTAAAGTCTGGGCGCAGCGCGATATTTTGCGGAAAGCCGGGTACTGGGAAAACGCACTTGTCCGTAGGAATCGGACTTTCAGTAATGAATCGAGGTGGAATCGTGCTGTTCACCACGGTGCAACGCATGATGCGCAGAATCAAGGACGCATGGCGCAAGGACTCGGACGAGTCTGAAAGCGATGTTGTGTCGCTGTTTTCGTCCCCTGACTTGCTGATTATCGACGAGATCGGGGTACAGTTCGGGAGCGACTTTGAGCGAAATGCGATGTTCGATGTGCTAAACGAGCGATACGAAAACAGACTGCCGACGCTGCTGCTTTCTAACCTATCTCCAAGCGAGGTAAAAGTTTTTCTAGGCGAGCGTATCTTCGACAGATTGCGTGAAGATGGCGGGGCTTGTGTGCCGTTTAATTGGGATAGCTATAGGGGATTGGAAGCACAATGAGAAAGCGCGGAAAGAAGCATAGCCATTTAGCTGTCGTGCCGCGGGGTGCTAAACGCAACAGATACGAAATAGACGCACGCGCTGCATTGCTGGCAATGGAGAACGATTGCGCAAATCAGCAGCACCTGGTTGACCTGTACTGCCTAGCCAAGTTGTGCGACGAGTTGTCCCCTCCGCTGATGATGCACATTAAGCAGCATTGCGCTTCGGTGCGCCGGCTGTGCGACGAAATCCACGAGGCGGAGTACATCTGCACGGGATTGCGCTATGCCGCGATGCAGTCGAGCGCAAATCTTCTGCTGGACTGGTTCCACCTACAGCCGAATGCGTCCATCGCACGTATCGCGCTGCGCATGGTGGCGAAAATTGAAGCTGTGTAAAAATGAAAATACTGCTTATTGATGTTGACTCAACAATACCGAACTTAGCTCTTATGAAGCTATCTAGTTACCACAAAACTATTGGCGACGAAGTTGAGTTATTGGTACTTGGGATTTCGTACTATCCAGACCAGAGAACAAAGAGGATGGTTGGAATAGATGGATTCGACAAGGTGTATGTTTCTGCTATTTTCAAAGGGTCAATTGACTTTGTTGAATTTGATATGTTTTCGGACGTGAGCAAAATTGTTTTTGGTGGAACTGGGATAGATATTAAATCCGCTCTACCATCTGAAATTGAGGCGGCAGAACTTGATTACTCGATTTATCCAGATAACGACACGGGGTATGGATTTATAAGTCGCGGTTGCAACAGGAAGTGCTATTTTTGCGTAGTGCCGCAAAAGGAAGGCAGGACGCGGCAGGTTGAAACAGACCTTGAAAAGATAATCGGGAACTTTAAAAAAGTGAAGTTCATGGACAACAATTTTTTGCAACTGCCAAACCATCTTGAAATTATTGAATGGCTGGCAAAGCGAAAAATTAAATGCCAGTTTAATCAGGGATTGGATGTGCGCTTAATTACGGCTGAAAACTCTGTTGCACTATCGAAGCTTAACTATATTGGCGAGTACATATTTGCATTTGATGATTGGAAATACAGGAGATTCATTGAGCGTCAAATGTTGTTGCTTAAATGGATAAGGCCGTGGGGCGCAAAGTTTTTTGTCTATGTTCACCCGGATATGGAATTGTATGAAACTGTGCGGCGGATTGAGTTTTTGCGTGAGCGCGAATTACTGCCTTACGTTATGCGCGACTCATCGTGTTGGAACTCGTCAAACAATGATTTTTACGTTGATATAGCTGCATACGCGAATCAACCGTCTTTCTTTAAAAAAATGGATTTTCATACTTTTTTAACGAAGCGACACGTTAATGATTTATCGAGAATTGAATTATCATCATCGCTATATAATTCTGGATTAAGTGATCAGGTTGCGGCTATCGACGAATCGGATGAAATCCATAATGCACAATAGCGATAGAGTCAGCCAAATACACACTGCGCACGTTTACTTGTCCGAAGCGCGGCGCAGACGCGGTCAGCAATTTCATGCGGTGCTGCTGAAATGGGCCGCGAATTGCCGCATTCGCGCATCGGCTAAATCTCATCACGATGTTGGACAAATGGAGTTATTTGCATGAGACTTGAATCCTACCCCACCTGCAAAGCCAACCGCAAGACGCGCAAGCCTCTACGCACTGCGCTTGAACTGGCGGCAGAACACAATCTTAGCATGGCACAGCTTCGAGGCTATCTTGCCGGGAGCGATGCGCCGAAGCCGGAGATGGTCAACCGGCGCGGCGGCTGCTATTACGAGCCTGTCGCATTCCGCAAGTGGATTGAAAAAAAGTTGCCGAATTGAGCTATAACTTGTAGCAATAATTTGTTGCTTGGTGTAGAGTGTCGGAACGCTAAGATGGCGCTTATTTGATTTGGAGGTATTGCGGTGAGCGACAAGCGAGTATATTTTCTGGTGCATGAAACGGCGCGAAAGCTCGCAGCCGCACAGTGCCAGCTTGCACCAGATGGGTACGTTTGCCGTATCGAGCTGCCAGGTAGGACGCTGGATCAAAACGCCTACCAATGGCCGTACCTGGAAGGATTCTCGAAGCAACTGCAATGGCCGGTAAACGGCGTGATGTGCTGGCTGTCGTCGGACGAGTGGAAGGACATCCTCACGGCGGCATTCGAGAAGGAGACAGAGCCGCGCCTTGCTGCCGGATTCGATGGCGGGATTGTGATGCTGGGTCGCAGAACTTCCAAATTTGGGAAAAAGAAGTTCGCAGACTGGATGGAATGGCTGATGGCCGCAGCGGCGATCAAGGGAATTGAGCCTGTGTTCAAAAATGGGCAGCACAAGCGATGGGGCGAGCAATGAGCGCGCAAGACATCAAGATGGTCAAGGAATTCAACACTTTGAACGAGGACAAAGCATGAACAAAAAACAAAACGACGAGACGACCACTGTAGCGGCCTGTCCGCCCTGGAGCGGCGGGTTGTACGGCGCGGTTGATACGGAGAACGAGACATGAGCCTATTTTGCGATGCCGGCGGATACGACACGGACGGCGCGGATTGGTGGTGGTATCAGCCGGCCGACGAAGCGCCGCTGGCAACGAAGCGCAGCCGCAAATGCTGTTCCTGCGGTGCAAAAGTCGGCGTTGGCGAGACGGCGCGAAAAGTGCGGCGCTACCGGCCGGCGACAGAGTGGGAAGAAATACGCGGCTTCGGCGACGAAGTGCATTTGACCGACTGGTATCTGTGTGAGACGTGCGGAGACTTGGCGGATTCGCTTTCGGAGCTTGGATTCTGCTACCACCTTGGAGACGAGAGCCTAGCGGATCAGATCGCCGAATACCGGCGCGAGGAAGCGGCGGCACGCGAGCGGCTGGCGTAAATGAGAGCGATGCAAGGCATGGCTATGGATGAAAAACTGCGAGAGCAGATAAACAAAGAGCGCGCTGCTGGAATTGCCTCAATCAAGCGGCTTGAGCAGCGCGTAGAGGAATGCGAGCGCGCATTGAAGGTGCTGCACACATGGGCAGGAGTGGAAAATGCGCTTGTACCTGAACATGTTCGTGAGCTAACAGCAAAGGCGCTGCGCATGACTCCTAACACTGAGTTAACGGGCCGAGCCGAAGGAGAAGGTCCGCGTTGAACGCCGGGTTTGGCATCACACTTGGAGATTAACATGACATACCCAAAAGAACTGATAGCTAGAGCAAAGTATGAACTCGATGTATTTGAGCGCGTATCGCAAAACACCGGGATAGCTTTGCTTGCCGAGGTGATCGCGTGGCGCTCCAGATTCCCTGAGCACGAATACAGGGCGCAGGACGAATGCGTTGCGATGAAACTGACGCCCAACGCTTAGCTGTTGGGCCGCGCGGCTTTTCGCGCGGTCCCGCACGAGCGTTGTGTTAGAGCGCTGGTTGATATTTAAGGGGTGATGATTATGAGGCACGACAAATATTTTTTGAATTGGTTGAACAGAAACGATGTTCGGGAGTGGCCTACTGCGCTCCACGCGGCGGAGGCTGCTTGGAAATCCGCCACAGAACTAGAGCGCGAGGCGTGCGCCGAGGTATGCGCCGCCCGAAGCGAGGCGATGCTTTGTGCGGCTGCAATTCGAGCGCGCTCTAACGCATCGAAATAACCGGCGGGCGCTTTTGCCCGTCCGGGTTGATTGACTGGTTAGGGGTGCGCCCCGGAAAGGAACGTATGAACAAGATGCAATCTGCAACTTTTAGACTGGCGCAGGCCAGCGACGGTAACCCTGTGACTTCGACGCTCGTTGTTATGTTGTTTTTCATCGCATTCAATGTAGTTGAAGCTGGTATTGAAAAGCTGATATTCGGAGATCGATTTGAGCATTTTCTTGACCCGATATTTGCTCTGGTATTCATTGGGTATGCGGCATATGCGGTTTTTTGGTGCGCGCTATTCAATAGCGAGAAACACACCCCTAACGTGGAGTTAACCGGCGGCGCGCTTTTGCGCCGTCCGGGTTGAACGTAGGGTTATGCGGTTTTTTCAGGAGATGACATGTTGAACGGACACATAAGCGCAGAGTTTGAAGAAGAGATTAGATCGAGAATAAACCCGTTGTATGCTGACGTAAAGGGAACTGAGAGCTACGAAAGAAAGCGGCTTATCTGTGAGATTGACCTTCTGCGCGAAGAATTGCACATGGCACAAGATAACTGCATTCCTGAATATGATTCGTTGCGCGGAAGCATGGGGGCATAACGTGGAGCTAACCAGCCGCCCGACACCAACAGAAAGGACGAAGTGATGAACGAGCAAAAGCCAGTGAACGTGAAAAAACACGCTGTAGGGCGGTCTGAGTTGAGCGTAGGGTTAGCCGCCAACTTGCGAACGAGAGCGGGTCAGGAAATGTCTGTGATCGAGCAAATACGCGAGGATGGCGGATTCTCGATATTTTGGGCAACCGAAACACAGCGAAGAGCGTGCGCCATAGAGCGTCTGCAAAAGCGCGGCGAGATTTGCAGAGTAGGCGGGAGCTATCCATTTTGCAAATACGAACTGGCGGCTAACGCATGAATTAACGCGCCGCCGCTTTTGGCGGTCGCGGTTGAATGACGGGTTAGGCACGATTTAACAACGAAAGGAGATTTAATTGATACCTACCATAGAAACGATTGTTGAAGATTTGGCATCTGGCCTAATTACGAAGCAGCAGGCGATAGCGTGGCTACACGCTCATGCAGAGGATGCTGGAAGTGACCTGCGAGATCACTTTGCAACACACGCGATGCAGGGGATGTTGGCTAATAAATGGAACCAAAACTATCCAGATTGGGCAGAACACGCCTACAAAATGGCTGATGCCATGCTTGCGGCTAGAAGTGCCTAACGCATGATATACACCTAAAAAGGTGCCTAATATGGCTATGGTTGAGTTTTACACCTAAAAATGACCACAAACGAACAAGATAAAATCTGCCGGAACTGCATTAACGCATACATTGGCAATTCGAAGGGAGATCGAGAAATGTCCATGATGGGATACCGCTCCTGTAATGCTGCAAAAACTCCTGTTGAGCGATCGCGGTATGTTTTTGGCGTGACTGTATGCGGGTATCCTGAGAGATTTATGGCGAAGGAATATAAATAAAATAAAGTGAAAATAACTCACACAAACGAAACTATTTCAATTATAATTGCTTCACGGTTGAGGGAAAGGCCGGATGACTAGGAGTAGCAAACATGAGTGCACAACAACAATACGAAATCGAATCATCCGCAGCATTATCTGAACTTCAGTCCGGCAGTATTACATATGCTGAATGGAATTCACGCCAGCGAGCAGCTTGCAATAAATTCTATTCGGCTATGGGTAAGTAGAATCATTAGGCCATCAGAACAGTGCAAGTCTGCCGGACTGAAAGGGCTGGCTGATCTCTCGGAGATCAGCAGCGTAAGCCCACGCACACTGATTAACTGGCACAAGGACAAGCCTCAACTTTTTGCGACGGTGCTAGCTGGGGCTGTTGTGCTGCGCAAGCGGGAGGGCGTGAAGTGACCGCAGCCGAACGCAAAGCACGTTTTGACGCACTTTCTCGCATTGGATGCGTTGTTTGCCGCGTGTTTCATGGCGTCCATACACAGCCGCAAATCCACCACTTGCTCGGCACGAAGTATCGGGCGATTGGGAAGAAGGCCGACGACGCGCACACCATCCCACTTTGCGTATGGCATCACACCGGAGGCCATCCGGACATTGATAGCGCACACGGGCAGCCAAAGGCATTCGCGCAGCTTTACGGCACGCAGGAGGAATTGCTGGAAATGACAAACAAGATGATCGAGGCGGCGAAATGATAATCCTACCGTGGCCTGACAAGGCGTTAAGCCCTAATTCAAGGGTTCATTGGGGGCAGAAGGCGAAGGCGGTGAAGGATGCGAGGAAGTTCGCATGGTTCGCAGCAAAAGCTGTAGGTATTGGCATTAACACTTTTGCCGGATACGACGGAAAGCTGCATCTGTGGATCGATTACTACGCAAAGACGCGCAACTACCCCGATGCTGACAACTGCCTGAGTGCGAGCAAGGCGTATTTGGATGGCATTGCTGACGCACTGGGCGTGAATGATAGGCGTTTCGTGTATCACCCGTTCGTCAAGGACGAAACGCACAAGGGCGGGAAGGTAGTTATCCGGATTACAAATGAGCCTATTGATATTTAAAGGCAATATTGATATTTAAAGGCAATAAAGGCACAATACAAGCAGAAACTAAAGGAAATCAAATGATTGGCGATTACATCGAGCCGCTTTTAGAGATACAGCGCATGGCGAAAGAGCTTGAGCGGCTTACTTTGAAAAAGGATTTCGCGTCCGCAGCCCAAGTAGCCGATGCACTCAAGGTGGAATGCGAAACTCTTAGCGATTGGTGTTCGAGGAATACAAATGGCAGCTAGATCAAACAAGCCTCTCCATGAAGAAAAAACCAAGCGGCTAATACAAGCTAGTCAGCTTATTAACCGCTTGATTTCCCATGCGAACGGTGAAATTGAGATGTCACAAAGCCAAGTGAATGCAGCTAGGATTGTGATTGGTAAGGCAATTCCGGATTTGAAGGCTGTCGAGATAAGCGGAGACAAAGAAGCCCCCCTCACTATTCGCATCGTTGAATGACCGAAATAATCCTCCCGCACAACGGATGGAAGCCTCGCCCATACCAGAGAAAGGCATGGGATTATCTGCGCGGGGGAGGAAAGCATGCAGAGCTAATCTGGCATAGACGCTCTGGCAAGGACGATATATGCCTGCACTTCGAGGCAATTTCCGCTATGAAGCGGCAGGCATCTTACTGGCACATGCTGCCAGAATATGCCCAAGCACGAAAAGCTATATGGGATGCCATTAACCCGCACACAGGAAAGCGCCGTATAGACGAAGCATTCCCAATGCAGCTTAGATCATCTACCCGTAACCAGGAGATGATTATTCAGTTCATCAACGGCTCCACTTGGCAGGTTGTAGGGTCTGACAACTACAACTCCTTGGTTGGTTCTGCCCCTGCTGGCATCACCTATTCAGAATGGGCACTTGCTAACCCATCAGCAAGAGCTTATCTACGGCCTATCATTGCCGAGAATAACGGCTGGCAGATATTCATAACCACACCACGGGGAAGAAACCACGCATACAGCACATTTAAGAGTGCTGAAAATAACCCTGATGCCTTTGCTCAAAGGCTTTCCGTGCTGGATACCGGAGTTATTAGCCCAGAGCAGCTTGCTAAAGAGCGGCAGACATACATAGACGAGTTTGGCGATGATTACGGTCTAGCGATGTTCGAGCAGGAATATCTATGCTCGTTCGATGCTGCCATTATGGGAGCATACTACGGCTCTCAGATGCGCGAAGTAGAGAGTCAGGGACGGATCAGGCTGGTAGAGTATGACAGAGATTTCACCGTTCACACTGCATGGGACTTGGGATATTCGGACGATACTTCCATCTGGTTCTTCCAAGTGATAGCCGGAGAGGTTCGCGTCCTGAAGTATTACGGGGCGAACGGCAGGACAATGGACGACTATTTTCAGATTGTCCATGAGCAGGGCTACAAGTACGGACTGCACTGGCTCCCGCATGACGCGAAGGCTAAGACGCTGGCATCTGGTGGTAAATCAATACAGGAGATGGCCCAGAAAGCACTCGGAACAGGCAATGTCCGGATTGTGCCCAGTCTATCCCTACAAGATGGCATTCAAGCTGCTAGACAGATGTTCCCGCGCTGCTGGTTTGATAAGATGGGATGTGATGACGGGCTGGAAGCATTGGCCCAATATCAGCGGGAATGGGATGATAAGCGTAAAGCATTTCATGATCGACCCAAGCACGACTGGACTTCACACTCCGCAGATGCATTCCGTATGATGGCTATCGCATGGAAAGAGCAGCACAAGGACAAAGCACAAGAGAAGCCTAAATTGTGGCATGAACAGACTTTGGAGGAACTATGGCAGGAAGCACCGAGAAAAAATAACAGAATTTAACCGAAACGTGCTATAAAGCACATGCGCGCTGAGATAGCGCCACTTTCCCGCAGCAGGAGCTTTTATGGAATATAACGCTATATTCTGGCGCGATGAGCTGAAACGGTATGATGAAGATTACCGCAAGTTCAACGAAGCTGGGAAAAAGGTAATCAAGCGATACAGAGACGAACGCCGAGATACTGAAAACATCGAGGCACGGTTCAATATTCTCTGGTCAAATATCCGAACTCTCAAGCCTGCGGTATATTCCCGCCCCCCGAAGGTTGAAGTTTCCCGCATGTTCAAGGATCAGAATGACGTAGCCCGTGTGGCTTCGATGATTCTTGAGCGGTCTATTGAATTCGAGCTTAAACATTACACCGATTACCACGCATCGCTATCCGCGTGCGTAGATGACCGTCTGTTGCCTGGTCGCGGCGTGGCATGGATACGCTACGAGCCGAAGACTGAGACAGTCGATGCTGAACCTCAGATTTCCGAGGATCAGGAGATTGGCGGCGAGTACGGCGAGGAAGAAGAGCGCGAAGCATCGGACGTTGAATCCTCAAATGACATGAACGGGCTGGCAGGTGAAGAAGCCGAGCCATACGAGCAGATTGTCGAAGAGCGAACCATTGTCGATTATGTGTATTGGCAGGACTTCGCGCACCTTCCGGCTAGGACTTGGGAAGAGGTGACATGGGTTGCGCGTCGCGTATTTATGACGCTTGAAGAGGGTAAAGCGCGATTCGGTGAAAAGTTCGTAGAAGTGCCGCTTACCCATTCTCCCGATGAGCGAGGCGAAGAGAAATCATCTACCAATGCGCTGAAAAAGGCCGAAATTTGGGAAATCTGGTGCAAAACATCGGAAAAGGTCTACTGGATTGCGAATAACTACGACCAGCTTTTGGACGAGCGCGATGACCCGATGGAGCTCGAAGGATTCTTCCCTTGTCCTAAGCCGCTGTTCGCTACCATTACCACCGATTCGCTGATTCCGATTGCCGACTTCCGCATGTATCAGGATCAGGCAGACGAAATAGACGAAATCACCAGCCGTATTAAGCATCTCACTAAAGCCCTAAAGGTGATGGGTGTTTATGCTGCTGATGAGCCTAGCTTGTCCCGCTTGATGAAAGAGGGTAACGATGCTGTGCTGATTCCGGTCACTAACTGGCCGGCATTCGTCGAAAAGGGCGGATTAATCGGCGCTATCCAGTTCGTTCCGCTGGGCGATATTGTCGGCGCATTGCAGCAGCTCTATGCGGCCCGTGAATCGTGCAAGCAAATCATCTATGAAACCACGGGGCTATCCGACATTGTGCGCGGCGCTTCGATGGCTTCGGAGACTGCTACGGCACAGCAAATCAAGTCTCAGTTCGCATCAATCCGCTTGAACGAGATGAAGGACGATGTGGCGCGGTTTGCTCGTGACCTGTTGCGAATGAAGGCAGAGGTTATCTGCACCAAGTATCAGCCGGAAACCATTCTCAAAATGTCCGGCATTGTGAATACTCCTGATGCTCAATTCGCCCCTCAAGCAATAGCTTTGCTGAAAGACGAACCAGCGCGAAACTTCCAGATAGACATTGAAACAGACACGCTTGTGCAGTTGGACGAACAGGCTGATAGGCAAGCTCGTGTTGAGTTTCTGACCGCTGCTGGTGGATTCCTACGCGAAGCCGTAGCCGCTGGAACGCAAGCCCCGCAAATGACCCCGCTGCTGATGCAGATGCTTTTGTTCGGAGTGCGCGGATTCAAGGTTGGACGAGAGCTTGAGGGAGTATTCGAGCAAGTCGGCGCTCAGTTGCAACAGCCGCAACAGCCGCAACAGCCGCAAGGAGAAGGACAGCCAGACAACGGTGCGCAGATTCAGGCTGATATGCAAGCCAATCAAGCCAAGCTGCAAGCAGACATGCAACTCGCCCAAGGCAAGATGCAAGCCGATATGCAGATGGAGCAGGGCCGCATGCAGCTCGACATGCAAAAGCATCAGGTGGATGCGCAAGCCAAGATGGAAATTGAGCGCATGAAGCAGGAATACGAGTCTGCCAGATTGCAACAGCGTATAGCTGCCGACATTCAGATCGCGCAGATTCAGGCAAATGCGCGAATTGTCGATGAAGCCAACAACCGGAGCAATGAGGTCTAATGGCTACCCCTAGGCTTTATGGCGCTGTTAGCTTTCGCTACGATCCGACAAGCGAGGCGGCGATATTTCAGCTAGTTGGTGCTGATGGTTCGGAGATTACGTCGCTAGACAACGGACTGCCCGTAGATAATATCCACCATTTAATGATTCATGCCGAACGGGTATTCGTTCACAACAATGCACACACTGGAATCGCTGCTGGTGCGTCGTATTGGCACGTTTTGACTACTGGTTCCAATTTTTGCAATGTTACTGATTATCACGCCACGGCAGACTCGGCACCTATATGGCTTGCATTATCTGAAGCACCGACATGGAGCGGCGGAACATCTGCCAGTTTTATAAATAGGTATAGAAGTTCAGCTGCTACCACACAGTCAACCATAAAGGAAGGATGCATAGTTACAGCAGCTGGAACGCATCTGGAAGGAGACTTCGCGGCAGGCACAAAGCAAACAGGAGGAAGTCTCGGGCTGGGGGATGAGTGGCTATTGAAGCCGAACACTGATTATGCATTCCTGATTCGCAACGACTCAAATGGAGCCGCGACAGTAAGTTTTCACTTAGAAATAACGGAGATTTGATGCCGGTTTACGAAATTCAATGCCTCAACTGCGGTAAGCATGAAGATGTGTTCCGGCGTATAGCCGAGATGAATGACCTGCCGGAATGCTGCGGCACACCAATGAGCCGATGCCTTTCTGCCCCTTCCGTAATGGCTGATATTCAGCCGTACCGCTCTATGGCAACGGGAGAAATGATTACTTCCAGGACTCAGCATCGAAACCACCTGAAATCGCGTGGATTGGTCGAGATTGGCGACCAACACGAATCTCATCAGAAGCAAATGGATCAGCGCAAGGAAGATCAGAAAAAAGCCGAGGGTGTAAGACTCCGGCAAGAGATTGCAGCACGCTTAGATACCGCCACTAAATAGGAGAAAAGGCAATGTACAAAAATCTGGAAACCCAGACCGCCGAAGATAGCAAAGAAGAACTGACCACGCATGACATCGTAGCGGCCGAGATTGAGAAGCTGGAACAACAGCAGCAAGAGCCGGAAGAATCGTCTGAAGGCGTTGGCCGCGCCCGTGATGAGAGCGGCAAATTCTCCAAGAAGCCTGAAGAACAGTCTGAGCCAGCCGAAAAGACAGAGCCAGAAGCAGAGCAAGAGCAAGAGACGAAGGTAGAAGAGAAGCCAGCACGTAATCCTTATTCAAGCTGGAAGAAGGAAGCGCAAGCCGAGCTTTCAAAGCTTCCAGAAAACGTGCAGAGCATGATTCAGGAGCGCGAGGGCCAGTTCCATCGCGGCATCCAGCAATACAAGGAAGACGCGACGTATGGTCGGAATCTAAAGCAAGCTATCAGCCAGTACGAAGGCTATTTGCAAGAACTTGGCACAGAAGTGCACCAGGCTATCCCTGCATTGCTGAACGCCGAAATGACGCTGCGCAAGGGTACGCCAGAGCAAAAAGCACAAATGCTGATGCAGTTGGCGCACGATTACGGGGTAAATGTCAATAACCTTGCACAAACTCCTTTTAATCCAGTAGAATATCAATTACGTCAGGAACTTGCTCAAATCAAGCAGCAAGTTTCTGGTTTAGGCCAATCTCGACAGATGGCGGAAGAAGCAAACCTTGGTCAAACGATTGAGCAGTTTGCAGATGGCAAAGAGTATTTTGAGGATGTGCGCGAAACAATGGCCGATCTACTCGACCGTGGACTAGCAAACGACCTCGATGATGCTTATGCCAAAGCATTGCGTCTGAATGACGATGTTTTTCAAAAGTGGCAAGCCAATCAGCAAACCACCCAAGAACGTCAGCGTTTGGAGCAAGCAAATCAGGCTGCTAAAGCTGCCAAGGCTTCTGCTGTATCTGTCAAAGGATCTCCAACGGGTGTAACTCGTATGCCCGAACCAAAGACTACAGAAGATGCCGTTAGGTATGCGATGGCACAACTTGGACTGTAATCTTTTGATATAGGAGGCCAAAATGGCTTTTGCAAACACCGCAATCAGCGACATCATCGCTACTACCATCGAGAGCCGCACGAAATCGGCTCAAGATAACCTCACCAACAACAACGCCCTGCTGATGAAGCTGCAAGAACGCGGGAACGTGAAAACGATCTCCGGCGGTTCGACCATCCTGCAAGAACTGTACTACAACGACCCGAACACGAACTACGCTTCCTCGTATTCCGGTTACGAAACCATCAACATCAGTCCGGATAGCCCGATTTCCGCTTCGCAGTTCAACATGAAGCACTATGCTGACGCTGTGACGATTTCCGGCCCTGAGATGCTGCAAAACAGCGGCAAAGAGCAGATGATCGAGCTGATTGCGACCCGTGTCGAAATCGCACAATCCCGCCTGCGCAACAAGATCGACCTCGACCTGCATGCTGACGGAACTGGCAACGGCGGTAAGAATCTGGTCGGCTTGGCTGCGATGATTTCCACCAGCCCAAGCTCCGGCACTTACGGCGGCATTGACCGTGCCACTTGGTCTTTCTGGCGTAACTACGCTACCACTTCGACCACTGTCAACGGTACCGCAGCGACTTCAAGCACCATTCAGAAGCTGATGAATACCGCTGCGCTGGCCGTGGTTCGTGGCACTGACCGTCCTGATTTGATTTATGCAGGTGCAACGGCTTACGAACTGTATCTGGAAAGCCTCCAGACCATCCAGCGTATTACCGATGACAAGATGGCCGCTGCTGGCTTCTCTTCGCTGAAGTACTACGGCTCTGGCGGTACGGCAGATGTGGTTCTCGGTGGCGGTATCGGTGGCAATCAAACCGCGACTCGCATGGACTTCATCAATACCAAGTTCGTGCATTTCCGTCCTCACAAGGATCGCAACTTTGTGCCTATCGGAGGCGATCGTCAGGCGGTCAACCAAGATGCCGTTGTGCGTTTGATCGGCTTCTCTGGTGCGCTCACCTGCTCCGGCGCGCAATTCAACGCTACGGCCTCTACCCTGTAAGAAAGGAGAATCATCATGGCATATACCATCATTGAAGGCCGCGTCGTTTCGCAACCGATTGCAGCAACTGAAACCACCATTGCGGCTGATGTTCCGCTGGGAACCATCGTCAAAGCCAAAGACCCGACGTATGGCGAAGGCGAGTTCATATACCTGCTTGGCGTGGCTTCTACCGAAGTCGGTTCGCTGGTGAAGTACAACGCAACCACCTATCAGACCGCTCTGATTACCGTCGCAAACGGTGCAAACAAGGGCGTTCCGGTTGGCGTTGCGATGTCGGCAAACGTGGCATCCCAATACGGCTGGTATCAGATCAGCGGCAATGCCGTTGTGAAAAAGACCACCGTTGCGGTGACTCCGCAAGTGCCTATCTTCATCTCGGCTACTTCTGGCCGCATGAAGGTTCTGGCATCCGCAGGCCAGCAGATTCTCGGCGCACAAACCGCTAATCTGGCGACCGTGGTGACTACGACCTCGACTGTTGTTGTGACGGTTAATCGCCCTCACACACAAGGCCAAATCACATAGAGCCAGTGCGTTTTACCTGCCCTTTCTTCTGAGAGGGCAGCATAAAGCGATGACTGACATAATCATATTTCTAGCACTCTACATGGGGATAATCCTTGCGATTATCTACCTTGAGGACATCGACCTTTGAGAATCGCTGTAATAGGCGGATTTGGAAAGGTCGGATCAGCCTTGGTCAACGGATTGCAAGGCCATGAGCTAACCATCACAGGCCGCAATAAAGGCCATCATTACGACCTTCGGCATCCTTCCATCCTTCCGCCTTGCGACGTTTCCTATATCGTCGCTTGCTCAATCAATGAGAGTGTTTACGGCCCAGAAGATATGTGGTTGGCAAACGTGGACGGTACGATACAGACAATCAAGAATCTAGAGAACCAAGGCGCGTTCGTCGTCTTTCTATCCTCTCAGGCTATTTATGCACGGAACGACAACTACGCCACGCATAAAAAGCTGGTGGAGATGTTCGTGCAAGGGAGGAGTGGGGCGATTGTTCGGCTTGGAACGGTTACTGATGACAATCTGCCCGACTTGGTTCAATGCCTAAAAAGTGTTGGTGAAAGAAAAACTTATGGCGTAACATTATGGGGCAAAATCTGAAAGGAACCCCAATGCTAGACCCAACGGCAACTCATCTCCCCGTATTTGAAAAACTGTTCGCTGAGTACCCCATAAAGAAAGTCTTAGAGTTCGGATGCGGACTCTATAGCACTCCTGCATTCATCAATAACGGAGTCGATGTAACATCCATCGAGATGCAGCACGAAAGCTGGTATCACAAGGTAAAAGAGGCTTTGCCGACTGCGGATATTCGCTTGGCACTTGGGCCGATGGAGTGGATGAAAGAGCCGCTTGAAGACCGCTATGACTTGATTTTCGTTGATGGGCATGGCGACTCCCGCCCTGAATGCCTGATGTGGGCCAAAGACCATACGGACTTGATAGTTGCGCACGATACTGAACATCCATATTACTGCTGGGATAGGGCGGATATGTCTGGCTTTAAAAAGACCGAATACAAGGATTATCCTGTTTGGACTACCGTATGGGTGCGCGAATGAAAGTCAGTCTGATTCTCCCCTATTGGGATAGGCATGAAGCGGCAAACAAGGCTTTTGAAGAGCTTGAGCATTGCTATAGCTTAATGAAAGAGCTTGAAATAATCGTTGTCGATGATGGCAATAAAATACCGTTCGTTGTGCCGCAAACAAGCCTTAATGTCCGAGTTGTAAAACTTCCAGAAAAGCCAGAGCCTACCCCGCAATCTAAAGCATGGAATGCTGGCGTTGATGCGTCTACGGGCGAAATCATCGTTTTGAGCTGCATCGAGGTTCTGCACGAAGAGCCTATTCTAAGGCGATTGATTGGGCGACTCAAAGGCCCGAAAGATTACGTCATGGCATCGGCATGGTGTCCAGAGTTGGACGAGTGGCAATGTCATTCTTCAGTGACAAATGAGCTTATACCGGCTGGTGCTGGCCCATCTTTCTGCGCTGCTATCCATCGTGACTTCTTCTATGAGGTCGGCGGATTCGATGAGGCTTACCATGATGGCGCAGGATATGAGGATAAGGACTTCTTGAAAAAACTGGAAGCGGACGGAGCGAATTTCATCATGTGCGACGATTTGACCGTGATTCATCCAAAATCAGGCGCGACGATTAGATGGAGGGAAGATGGATTCAGAAGAAACGAGCAACTGTTCCGCACAAAATGGGGCTTTGACAAGCCTATCAATTTCGTATGCCTTAAAGCAGGAACCGCTTATTCCTCGGAATACGTCAATATCCTCTTCGACATGGTTAGGCGTAACCTACGCGAAGGCTATCCAGGAACGTTCCACTGCATCACTGATAATCCTTCCGGACTACATGAGTCGATAAAGGTCATTCCTCTGCCTGATGATTTGGAAACGTGGTGGGGCAAGTTGTATATGTTCAAGCGCGGATTATTCCCTGATGGTTCACGTGTGCTGTTCATGGACTTGGATACGCTGATTATCGGCTCGTTGGAAGAGTTGCTAGGTTATCGTGGGAAATTCGCTACGTTACGCGATTTCTATTATCCTGACCGCGTTGGGCCTGCGATTATTGCATGGGAGGCAGGAGAGTTTGCCGCTTCGATTTGGGATGAATGGGTATCGGAAGGGAAGCCGAGGAATCCGATGGGAGATCTCTGGTGGATAAACCAGCTAGACCAAGGCAGATTTATCAAGGGGATTGATATTCTCCAAGATAAATATCCGACGATGTTTTGCTCCTACAAAAAGGACTGCAATCCATACCCTCCAAAGGGCGCAAAAGTCGTATGTTTCCACGGACAGCCGAAGCCATCAACTTGTGATGCTGGATGGGTTAAAAATATCTGGAAGATTGGCGGTGGGTGCGCAACAGAGCTTGAAGTTGTAGCAAACACAATCCTCAAGCAAGTCATGGACAACGTAGATCATGCGCGCAGTTTGGGGCTTCCTGAGTTGAGATTCTATCCTTCGCACGATGGACATGCGGTTATTGTTGGAGGTGGGCCATCTCTCAAAAAAACCATTGATGAAGTTGAATGGCGCAAATCTATCGGTCAATTCGTTGTTGCTTGTAATGGAACCGCCAGATACCTGAACGAGCGCGGGATCACTCCAGACGCACAGATCATCATCGACGCAAGGCCGGAGAATAAGCGTTTTGTGGCGAAAGCTCGTAAATACTGGCTTGCCTCTCAATGTGACAGGGCTATTTTCCGTAAGGCCGGTAAACTCAATACCATGCTCTTTCACATGAACACCGAAGGAATGCAGGATCACATGCCAGACGGGTCTTTGCTGATTAGCTCTGGAACTACGGTAGGACTGGCCGCGATGGTGGTAGCCTACACCGCCGGTTATCGTAAAATCCACCTGTACGGATTCGATTCCAGTTATGAGGAAAATCACCACGCCTACCACCAGCCGGAAAATGATGATGATGCCTCGATTTTTGCCTCAGTGGATGGGGTCGAATACAGAACATCCCCGTGGATGGTAGTACAGGCCCAGCAATTTCAAGAAATCGCTACGCAATTAGCTGAGGAAGGGGTTATTATTACGGTACACGGCGATGGATTGTTGCCGCATGTTGCCCGGCTCATGGTAGTATAACTAACACTTAAAAAGGAGAAGTAAATGGCTGACGACGGTATTGCATACGTTGGAGACACCTCCGGCGATGAATTTCTTGATGTGACCTTCTACGAGAAGAATCACAACGGCAAAAATACTGTATTCGTCAATATCAAAGTTCCAGGCGATAAGACGCTGGAAATTGACGAAGAAGCAACAGAGACACACAAGCGACGGTTCGGTCGTAAGTGGCAGATGTTTAATTCCATGCAGACCATGACCGGGACACCTGTGATGGAATGGGACGATATCCCTGATGGTCTTAAGCATGAGATGAACTATCTCGGGTTCAAGTTCGTTGAGCAAGTCGCAGGCGCGCCTGATTCGGCTTTTGCGCGTGTTCCGGGTGGCACTCAATGGCGCGTCAAGGCACAAGCATTTCTGAATCGAGGGAAAGTGTCTGCTGATGACCTTATCAAGAAACAGCAAGAGCAGATCGACGTGCTCATTGCGAAGATGGAAGAATTGACCGGCGGCGCAGATGCTCCGGCAAAGCGTGGTCGTAAGCCGAAAGACGAACATCCGGAAGAATAAAGTGAGGTGAACGATGGCAACGATGCTCAGTAACATTCAGGACGTATGCCTAGAGCTTGGGTTGCCGTCTACTTCCACCGTAGTTTCAAACTCGGACGAATCTACCGTCCAGCTTCTCGCGCTGATGAATCGGGTAGGGAATACGCTTGCCACTGAACACGACTGGCAAGCTCTCGCATCTGAATATCGCTTCACCACTGTCTTCTATCAATACACCGGAGATGTAACTTCCGGCAGCACCACAATCAGCAACCTTTCCAGCGTAACCGGCATGACTACCGACTTCATGGTGTCAGGAACCGGCATTATGCAAGATACGTTTGTGACTGCCGTAGGTGCAGACAGCGTAACGCTGAATATTGCCAGCACCTCGACAGCAACGGGCCAGACGTTTACATTCGGGCAGGTCAAGTATGCGATGCCTTCCGACTTCGCCCGTATCGTCAACAAAACCCAATACAACAAGTCTAACCGCTGGTCGGTAATCGGCCCGAAGGATGCGCAGGAATGGCAATGGCTGAAAGCCTCTTACGTGACCACCGGCCCCCGCATGCGTTATCGCATGATTGGCGATAAGTTTACCTTGTGGCCTATGCCAGCGTCTAACCTTGTGATGGGATTTGAGTATGTGTCAAAAAACTGGGCCACAGCCGCAGCGGGAACAGGCAAGGCAAAGTTTACCGCAGATGATGACACAAGCATATTTCCCGATGCCTTGCTGATTCTCGGAACCAAGCTCAAATGGTTCGAGATCAAGGGATTCGACACGACAACGCTGTTTGCTGACTATCAGCGCGAGGTTAGCAAGTGGAAGGCTGCAGAGGCTGGCGCGGATACTCTGAGCCTTGCGCCGCAGTATGCGAATATCCTGCTGACTCAGAACAACCTGCCAGACACTGGCCTAGGAAACACTACGAGCTAATCATGCCAGCCAAACGCCGCGTCTCTCAAGTAGTGTCCATTCCCGCCCCAATCAAAGGGTGGAATGTCGTTGACCCTCTTCCTTCTATGAAACCAGAATATGCTCCAATCTTGGACAACATATTCTGCCTTCCTTCTGAGCTGCAAGTCCGCAAGGGCTACACTGAATGGGCGACATTTACCGGAACCGCTGAGACGTTGTTTGATTACGACAACCCGAACGGAACGGAAGAGCTATTTGCTGCTGTATCGAATGCCGGAACCTATGCTATTTATGATGTTTCGGCTACTGGTGCAGTTGGTGCGGCAGTCGTTTCAGGGCTGTCTAATGCTCGCTTTCAGCATAGTCATTTTGCCACTTCTGGTGGGCTATTCACCTACATTGTCAACGGCGCAGATAATGCCTATCTGTACGATGGCACGACATGGCAGCAGGTAACGGGCGTTTCTGCACCTTATGCGATTACCGGAGTTGATACGGCTCTGTTTACTGATGTTGTTTCATTCAAGCGCAGATTGTGGTTTATAGAATCCGGCACGCTTTCTGCGTGGTATTTGGCTACCGATGCCATTGCTGGAGCGGCTACTGAGTTTAACTTTGCGCCGATATTCTCGCGTGGTGGCCATATTGTCAAAATCGACACTTGGACGCTCGATGCTGGTTATGGGGTGGACGATTACCTCGTAATCTTTTCTTCTACCGGAGAGGTCGCGGTTTATCGAGGAACAGATCCTGCATCTGCTACCACTTGGGCTTTGACTGGCGTTTTCTACATTGGAGCTCCGGTTGGAGGTGGTAGAACCTGCAAATTCGGCGGCGACTTGCTGATTGCGAATTTTGACGGGATTGCTCAAATGTCGAAGTCGCTGATGAGTTCCCGCGTAAGCACACAATCTAGTCTGACGGACAAGGTACAGCCAGCATTGGCATCCTATGCCTCTCAGTATGGATCTAACTACGGGTGGGATATTTTGCTTTATCCGCCGGAAAACATGCTTATTGTGAACGTGCCAAAGACAGACGGCACGTTCTATCAAGTGGTGATGAACACAATCTCCGGTGCGTGGTCGCGCTGGACTAACATTCCTGCGGTGAGTTGGTACTTTGCGAACGAGACGCTGTATTTTGGAGCGAATGGCGCAGTTTATAAGATGTGGGAAACTCAAGCGGATAACGGGGATAGTATTGTTGCAGACGTTCTTCCAGCTTATCAGTCATTCGGAACAAACAGCAGGCTCAAGCGGTTCAATTTGGCCCGTGTTATTTTGGGTTACGATGGATCGATCAACTACGGCACTCGCATGGAGATGGACTTTAACCTGAATACCAATCCAGTGACGATGCCGCTATCCGTTGCGTCACCGGCTGGCGTTTATGGGGTTGGTGTGTATGGAACTGCGATTTACGGAGGATCGATCACCGTGAAACGGGATTGGAAGAACGCAAACGGACAGGGGTATTGGGGAAGCCTGCATACGCAAATTTCCACTAAGTATTCTGATGTTCGAGTTTACTCGATGGATTTGATGATGGAGTCCGGCGGCAATATCTGATGAAGCAAATCGTACTTGAACCGAAGCAACTGCTGGGAGAATGGCTATGTGCCAGAACAGGCGGAACCTACACCGGAGAAGGTCAATATATCGGATTAGTCGAGAATGGGCAGATAATTGCCTGCGTAGGGTTTGAGGATTACAACGGCGCGTCTATCAGGATGCACGTTGCCGGAGAGGGTAAACGATGGATGACGAGAGAATATCGCAGATTCTGTTTTTGGTATCCGTTCGAGCAGTTGAAGGTAAAAAAGATAATCGGCCTAGTATCGAGCAAAAACGAACAGGCTTTGAAATTTGATAAGCATTTAGGCATGGTGCATGAGGCAACGATTAAAGATGCCGTTCCAGATGGCGACTTGCTTATATTGACTTACACGAAAGAACAATGTAAATTCTTAGCAACTTCAGGCAACCCTGATGAGCGGACTTTGAAACGAAAGGACACTTATCATGGGCAGCAAATCATCTCCACCACCAGCACCTGATTACGCAGGTGCGGCACAAGCGACAGCGGTAGGCAACTTAGACGCTGCGCGGCAGGCTCAAATCGGTAATATGGTCAATCAAGTCACCCCGCAAGGGAGTGTGACTTATAATCCTATCGGTCAAACCGATGGGGTTACGCGCTGGCAGCAGACAGTAAACCTATCCCCAGAGCAGCAAGCACTGTATCAGCAGAACCAAGCTATCAATCAACAGCTTGGTGATGTAGCTGGGCAAGGAGTTGGTTACGTCCAGCAAGCATTAAATCAGCCGCTTTCGTTCCAAGGAATGCAGTCAATCCAATCTCCAGAGTTGATACAGCAACAGGCTAGTGATGCCGCATATCAGAATGCGACTCGTTATCTCGACCCGCAATTTCAGCGCCAGCAAGCGGAAATGGAGAATCAGCTATCGAATCAGGGTATCACTAGCGGTTCAGAGGCATGGAATAACGCCATGCAGCAGCAGGACATGGCGCGTCAGCAGGCATATGAAGGTGCGCGTAATCAGGCGTATCTGCAAGGTATGCAAGGATCACAGCAGCTTTACGGGCAGGGTATGGGAACGCGCCAGCAACAATTGTCCGAGGCTCAACTGTTGAGGCAAGACCCGATCAACATGCTGAATGCAGTTCGCACCGGACAGCAGATGCAAGTTTCTCAACAGCCGCAAGTCGGGATGAGCGCACCTGGTCAACGTGCTACGACTGCTGGGCCTGATTTGCTTGGAGCGGCATCGGCTACAGGTCAATATAACCAAGGCATTTACAATGCGCAATCTGCTAGCGACAATGCCCTGATGAGCGGGCTATTTAGCCTTGGTTCAGCAGGTCTTAAATACTCAGATAGGCGGCTTAAGAAGAATATCGAGAGGATAGGCACTCATGCGCTCGGCATTGGCCTGTACGCATGGGAATATCTGTGGGGCGAGAAGTCTGAAGGTGTGATGGCTGACGAGGTAGAAACCGTTATGCCGGAAGCTGTGATTGTGCATCCTAACGGATTCAAGATGGTCAATTACGCCATGATCGGAGGCTAACATGGCCGGAATCTACGACGAGCGCATATTAGGCGCAAAACAACAAGCCGAGACAGCCAGAAAGCTGCGCGAAGGAATCTCTGTCCCGCAAGGTCAAATGGTATCTGGATGGTATGTAGCGCCGTCGATTACGCAGCATCTCGCAAATGCTTTGAAGGGCTACAGCGCATCAAAACAAGAGCAAGAGGCAATGTCTGAGTACGAGGCCGCACAACAGCAGAAACAGACTGAAATTGATAATCTGATGCGGCAGGCGAATCCTCAGCAAGTTGCGACACCAACACCTGATCAGACTATGCAGATTGCCGACCAAGGCCAGATGAATTTAGGCGCATCCAGCCCTTCCATTCAGTCGAGCGTGACCATGCAACAGCCTGACGAGAGGACGCGCATGGCGGCGTTGTTAAGGGGCGCAAGCGTTGCTCCTGATGTGTTCCAGCCTCAGTTGCAGATGGCGCAATTTGAAATGAAGCAGGCCGAAAAAGAAGAAGCTAGGAAAGCCGCCGAAGAGTTGAAGCGTGAACAGATGGCGCAAAACGAAATGCTGCGGCGGGAGGGATGGGAAAGAGAAGAGAGGGGAGATAAAAGGGCTGCCGCAGATCGTGCTGCGCTTGCTTATGGGCTGGCTGGAATTAGGCAAGGAATAGAAAAGCCTTTGCCGCCCGGCGCTTTGAAAATGCAACAAGAAGGACTTGAAAAAATAGGCGTTGCATCTTCAATCAATGCAGACCTCAGTGCTGTTAAATCGCAAATCGACAGCGGAAAATTGAATCTTGGAATGGTAAGCAACGCTCTTAATAAAGCTCGCAACGCAATCGGTATGTCAACAGGCGAGAGTCAGGCTTTGGCAAGCTTTCAGTCAACTCTGGAAAAGATGCGAAATGACTCATTGCGACTGAATAATGGCGTGCAGACAGAAGGAGATTCTCAGCGCGCATGGAATGAGCTAGTAGCAAACATTAATGATCCGAAGGTGGTATCTAATCGACTCGCCGAAATTCAGAAAATCAATGAGCGCGGGGCCGCATTGCAGCAAATGCAAATAGACCAGGTTAGGGCGAATTACGGGAATCAGCCGCTAGATGTTTCTGGATATAGGAATGTTCAGCCTGCAATCGGCGGCGTACAACCGCAATCGCAAGGCAGAGTTCGCCGATTCAATCCTGCGACAGGGCAGTTGGAGTAATCATGCCTCAGATTATCGACATACCAGGGCAAGGCCAAGTCGAGTTCCCTGATGGGATGAGCGATGCGGATATTGTCGCGGCCATCAAAAAGATTTCTGCTCATAAACAAGAGGGAAACGCATTCCTTCAAGGTGCCGGCAATCTGTTAGCCGGAGCGGTGCGCGGTGCGTCTAACATCGGCGCAACCATTCTCAATCCGCTGGATGAGCAAGCTAGAGCACAGCGTAAGTCGCAAATCGAGCAGCAACTTCAAGCGTGGGGCGCGCAGCCGGAATCAATGCTGTATAAAACCGGCGAGATAGGCACAGAAATCGCGGGAACTGCTGGCGTGGGTGGTGCATTAGCTGCACCGATTAAACTGGCTGCAAAGGCTCCTGCATTGGCTCAGTCCGCTCCTGCATTGGGGCGAGTTGGTCAGGCTATCGAGTCGGCTGGTTTCAATGTTGGACAACCGGCTGCGACTCTTGGCGGGAAGACTGCAAATGCTGCGCTTCGTGTTGGCGGTGGGGCGGCTACTGGCGCGGCTGCTGGTGCGCTATTAGACCCGAATGCAGCAGGAACAGGTGCGGCTATAGGCGGTCTTCTGTCTGGTGTTGCTGGGCCTGTAGTATCTCGTATTGGTGAGGCTGCTGTAAGGCGCTTATCCAAACCCAGCGGAGATGAAAGAATACTGCAATCCGTTTCTGCGGCTGATGATGCGGTTAATAAGGTTGCGTCTGACTTGGGCATAATGCCATCAGACTTGCCGCCTGCCACGGTAAAAATGATTCGTGACGAAGTGTCCTCGGCAATCAAGCAAGGAAAGCAAATTGACCCTGCCGCATTGTTGAGGCAGCGCGAATTTGAAAGCCTTGGAATGCAGCCTCTGCAAAGCCAGATAACACGCGATCCAACCCAGTTCGCGCAAGAGATGAATTTGCGGGGAATATCACCGGAGATAGCCGGAAGATTACAGCAGCAGAATGTTGCGCTACAAGGACTATTTGGACGGCCTGCCGCTGGTGCCGCTGCGCCTTATCAGGCAGGAAACCAAATCTCTGAGACTCTGCGCGGATATGACGTTGCGCGGCGCAGTAATGTTTCAAAGCTTTATGGCGAGGCGCGAGAATCGGCAGGGAAAGATTTGGAAATCCCAATGCAGGGATTGGCGCAGGATTATGTGAATGTGCTTGATTCTTTCGGGGATAAAGTTCCTTCCGGAGTCAGGAATCAGTTTAGAAAATTCGGACTTGAAGGAGAAAAACAAACAAAACTCTTCACCGTAGAAGAAGCTGATAAGTTGATGAAGGTCATCAATGCCAACGTAAGCAATGACCCCGCAACTAATGCAGCATTGTCACAACTGAGGACTTCGATAAGAACGTCTATTGAAAGCGTTGACGAAAGCGGCGGGGTATTTGCGCCAGCGGTTAAAGCGGCAAAAGAGAGATTTTCAGAAATGGATGCAATACCCGCACTCAAAGCTGTTTCTGAGGGACGCGCATCTTCTGACTCGTTTGTAAATCAGTACGTGATACGCGGAAAAACTGACGAGGTAAAGAGGCTTGCAGACTTGTTGCGTAAAGAGTCGCCAGAATCGTTTGTTCAGGCAAAGTCACAAATGGCTGATGATATTCGTCGTGCTGCTTTTGGTGAGAATGTTGTAGGAGATGCGGCAGTTTCGCCAGAGCGTCTAGCTAAGAAACTGCGTGAAATAGGAACAGATAAAATGAAGGCGTTTTTCTCTCCGGATGAAGTCGAGAGGTATCAAGTCGCGTCTAGGGTTGCGGCTTATATAGCGAAGCATCCAAATGCGGCCCCTGTTAATACCTCGAATACGCTGGTGTCAACGCTGATGCAGAATCCTGCGGCAAGGGCGGCAGGGAAGGTATTAGAGATGACTCCAGGAGCGGGAATTGCCGTAGGTGCGGCGAAGGCTGCGACGGGTGCAGTAAAGAATGAAATGACTGCCGCGAAGGCTATGAATGCCAAAGTGCCAACCAAGAAACTTGACCTCTCTGAATCGCAGCGCGCTCTTTTGGTCAAGGCTCTCGGTGGTACTGGAAGCGCGATGGCAGGTCAATTCGCACAGTAAAGCAATGCAGAATAGGAATATTACCCATTCAAAAGGTGTGAAGAAATGAACAAAGACATCCAGCAATTCGTCGCCTTACTTTTCCTGTCGCGTGATTTCGCGCACAAAGAGCATCTTAACAGCAAATCGTATTCCGAGCATGTGGCCTTGGGTGCTTTTTATGAAGGAATCGTGGATTTGGCGGATTCGCTGGTAGAGGCATGGCAGGGCCGTAATCTTGAGCTGATAGGAGAAGTTCCTACGCTGAAATCGCCTTCCGGAGATTGCCTAGATGTGATTCGTCGCCATTTGGAAGTGCTGGAAGAATCGCGTGAATTCATCCCTGAAAAGGATAGTGCACTGAACAATATCGTTGACGAGATAGTTGCTCTGTATCTCTCGACGATCTACAAACTGAAATTTTTGAAGTAAGAGGTGAGACATGGCTCGTAATGGTTCTGGTACATACGTTCTCCCAGGTGCGGCTCTAGTAGATGAGCAGACAATCTCCGCAACTGAACATAATACATTCCGAGACGATGTTGCTACCGCGCTAACCGGCTCTATAGCCCGTGATGGACAGTCTCCGGCAACGGCAAATCTACCGATGGGCGGGTTTAAGCTGACCGGACTCGCCGCAGGTAGTGGAAATGGAGAATCTGTACGATATGAGCAGGTCGTTGGCGTATATGCAGTTCTCGCCGGTTCCGCATCGCAAACATTTAGCGCGGCTGCTGCTACTGCTGCTGCTAATGTTGTTCGCGCCGACCAGATTCAGATCAAATCCGTAACCGCGTTTACAACCGGAGGAACCGGCGGCGCATACACTCTCACACCAACCCCTGCAATCACCGCATACGCAGAGAATCAGGAATTCGACGTACTGTTCAGCGCGACGAACACCGCAGCGCCAACCATCAACATCAGCGGATTGGGCGCGACCGTCAACCTCGTTCGGCAGAACTACGACGGGACGCTCTCTAATTTGCTGGCGGGCGAGATTGCGAGCTCCACATACGGCCGCATCAAGCTGGCGAACGCGACTCAGGCGGTTGTGGTCGAGGGGCTGGATAGAAGCGGTTCGTGGACTCCGACGCTAACGAATGTGACAAACATAGATGCGTCAACCGCTTTCCGCTGCAATTTTAGCAAGACCGGAGATTATGTATCATTTTTCGGCTTTGTTCAGATCGACCCTACAGCAGCCAGCGCGGTAGAGCTAGGAATATCGCTACCTATAGGATCGGCATTTACCGTCTCGTATGACGCGAGCGGCCAAAGCCGTAGCACAGCAGGGGAGGGCGGGTACATAAAATCAGATGCTACAAATGATAGGCTTTCGCTGAATTTTACCGCTACTGCGACAGCCAATGCGGGCCATTATTTCAGCGGCGGATACTGGCTTAAATAAGGAGTAATGATGATCGAATCTATCACTTTTGACACGGCGAACAACCGCCTGATCTACGTCATGGCGGACAGGCAAGAATTCAAGTTCACAGGGCGGATAGCGTTGCTGGCGATGTTCCCGAAAAGGTCGCAGGACGCTGATGCGATGGGGTGGAATTGATGGATGATAGGCGAGCAGACCAATGGCATGTCGGCAAGGAAATCCCTCTTGCCATGCTGTTTGCAATCCTTATTCAAACAGGAGCAGCTATCTGGTGGGCCGCGTCATTCTCGGCAACTGTAACGACTAAGCTGGATGATTTGTCTAATCAGGTTGCCGCTCTTACTGCCGACAAATACACCCAGCATGATGCACTTCGCGATCAGGCTTTGATGAATGAAAAAATTGATAACTTGAAACGGCAAATGGAGGATATGAAATGGCGCAGGAAATGAAAAATGTAGAAGAGCAGCGCAAGATTAACAACGGCGATGCGATGAACAAAAAGAAATATTCGGATTGTGTTGCGAAAGGTAAAGCAATCAACGCAAAACTGGCTGCAAAGATGCTCAGAGAAAAGAAATGAGTAGCCGCAACCTAGAAAGCCTTACTCATTTCATGCGTGAGGCTGCTGAAAAGCATAAACGTCTATGCGCTGGAAAAGGTGTAGAGCTGCTGATTTACTGCACCATGCGAGATAACCATGAGCAGGATGCTTTGTACGCTATCGGTCGAACTGTGCCTGGTAAGAAGGTAACCAATGCCAGAGGTGGTGAATCTGCCCACAACCCAAACTCTAAAGGCTATTCTTCCGCTTACGACTGCTGCCCGATGATAGGCGGTAAGCCTATATGGGATACAAAGCATCCGGCATGGAACATCTTAGGAGCTTGTGGAGAAGAGGCTGGGCTTGTCTGGTCAGGCCGTTGGACTGGCAAGCTAAAGGAAATGGCGCACTTTCAAGATCCTAGTTGGAGCAAACCATAATGGAATTCTGGAAAACACTGCACATCCGCTTCCTCGACTTCATTGATAGCCGTGCGGTTGTTCGCCGCTCTGTGCTGGCGTGTACTATCTACCTGACAATATCCAGCACAAGCGAAGCATTTGCGTTCGCCAGAGTGTCTACGTTCGACGGACTCGGCACGGCAGCGGTAATAGCCGCGATACTGACACCTCTAGCTGCGCTTCAAGGATTTGCGTTCAGCGCCTACGCCAGTGGGAGGAAAGACTGATGCCTCCAATCTGGGCACTTAAACTGGCTGGCGTAGCTATACTCGCACTTTCAGCATATGGCGTGTACTGGACTGTTGACAATGGTGGGTATCAGCGCGGGACGGCTGAGATTAGACAGCAATGGGCTAACGCCAATGAAATAGCAGAAGACCAACAGGCTGCACGAATAAAAACTGCACAGGAGAAACATGATGCTGATCAAGCTGATATCAATCGCCTTGCTGCTGATGCTCGCAGGGTGCGCGTCCACTTCCCTACCTGTCCCGCCGCTCCCAGTGTCGAAAGTACAGACGGAGCCGGCGGGGTACTTCCAAACCGAGTGGATGAAGAGTTTGGAAAGTTTCAAGAAGAGGTTGGCCGACTTATCGAACGGTGCGACCAGCTCAACATCGACGCCATAAGACAGAATGAAGGACTTTAAAAAACTAGCTGCTAAGCACGGCCTCGCGTATAGCAAGGAACTAGATGCATTCGCTAGAGACATTGTTATAGAAAACGCCGTGCTGTGCAAAACGCATCGAGTCTATGCGCGTATCGACAGTGGCGAAAAATACCTCGCACCGTGGATAGTCGATGGTGACAGGCATGATGGAGTTTTGTTTTCTGAGGCTATCCTTGCAACTCTGTCCTAAATGCGGCTATCCGCGCAGGCCGCTGCCGTCGGGGTCTTGTTCTGTGTGCGGTTCAAAAAAATTAAGTTTTGATGTATTCAGGTGGATTATAGAAAGCTCCGTGAGCTTCACTTGCGGCTTTTTCATACGCATGAACGTCCAGCGCCGCACCTCGCTGCACCGGACGCACTGAACCTTCGTCCCTTTCCGGTCGGCGTACAGCGTCAGCCATTTGTGGATGCACACGGTTTCACCTCGTCGGCCATGCGGCGCAGTTCGAATTCTGCCGAGTAGCCGGTTTTAGCGCATGTAAAGAATCGCGCCTCAAACCATTTTGCCGCTTCAAGCAGAGCATTCCTACGCACCTCCGCATCGTGCTTGTTGAGCCATTGCTGGGGGGATTCGGGGGTGGCGTTGAGTGCGGCGGCGGCTACTTGATGAACCCAATCGTCTCCGTTATAAGCGACATACTTCGACAGCATTCCCAACGCTTCCACCAGCATCACGTTCTTCGCCATCGCATCATCCAACTGCTGCTGGAATTCCGGCGGCACGAAGCAAGTCTGGCCGGATAGCTGGGTGCGCAGGCGATCGTTCTCGATGTGAAGTTTTGCTAGCCTTGACTCTAGGAGAGTGTCTGCCTTAAGGCTAGCCGCCGCCTCTCTGCGCAGACGCTCGTTCTCGGCTTTGAGTTCTGCGCCGCGTTGTTGATCTAGGGCCAACTGATTTTGGAGCATGTTTGCGCGCTGGACTTCTGCGTTGTACATGTCGATTAACTCTGGCACTTTGTTCATTTCTTCTCTCCTGTTATTCCGTGGGCGGCTTCGATTGCGTAGCTCATTGCCTTATCAATCGCCTCTCTCGGAGAAAAGCACGAGCCGCGTTTGTACTTAAATCGCCCATTAGTAAGTACTCCATTAACTGGGTGCATAAAGTCAGTGCAGTTTTCCAGCAGCCATCGAAAACGCTCTGCATCACGCTTGTCACCTAATTCATCACTCAGCGGCTTCTGCTGCGGGAATGGTCTTGCGTATAGAAGGCTACCTACACCGACACCCTGCCTCAAACACTGTTCTATGTCTGCCTCAAAAGACACTTGCAAGGTCAATGGAATCCTGCCTACAGGCTCCTGCTCCATTAGCTCCTGCTCAAGCTCTGCGCGCCGCGCATCAAACTTAGCCCTATCTATATGGCAGCCGCCGCTCCACAGTATCCCCGGCTCTTCTAACTCTCTGAGTAAACCGACTTCGCGAAGCACGTAAGTCATATCGTCAATATGACTCTCGATTATCGCGCCAAGACGGGCTGATTCCCTATCAAGCTCTGCGCGTCCAGCTTGCTTGCCTACTGATTCGCCACGTTCGTAAGCATAGGCACAGTCGATGGATATGCCGTGACACGCGTCAGAATGGCCGCGCTTCCACTCTGCTGCTTTGATTGCGGCGAGTTCTTCTGTACCTGTGTTTTGGATTAGGTGGCATTCTGGGTGCTTTAGATGACGCAATAATTCGGCCTGCTGCGCTGCCAGCTTCTCGCGCAGTTCTGCAATCTCTTTGTCTTTCTGCTCGGCGCAGGCTTTCCACATCATCCAATGCAAATCAACAGTGGATACGATGTAGTCCCCATTCACTCGCGCAAAGACTTGCTCAGGGTGATTAACTAACCTGAATCTTTCATACTCACGTTCAAACGATTCCCGCATCTTCGCTTCGTCAGTCATTTCGATTCCCCTTGGTTGCGGATCGCATCGGCTACGCGCTTGCATCCTTGCCCGGCATACTCGATGCGCGATGCATCGCCATGACTTTCACATATCTGCGCATCAATTTCACGCTTGCGCGCTTCGTCTGCGTTGTCGGCTTCGATTAGGTGCGATCCTCTGGTATAGCATTCAAATATCATTGTCTGAACCTTTTTTCTTCGTGTATTTGCGAACCATTCCCGGTATTTTTCTGCGATGCCAATATTCTTTTGCCCGCGCAGCGTTGCATGATTTGCAGAGGCTTTGCCCATATGCGCGAGGATGATTACAGCATTTTGTGCATAGCGTCCGGTCAACTTTAGCTACGGTTGGACGGTAGAACTCTGCCGGGTTAAACCCGGACGCTTGCGCAATGTCGTCGGCCAGGCTCATGATTTTTCCTTATGCGAAGGTGAAGCGGTTATTTGATGCGCGGATATTTTGCAGCTTCGAGATTACTTCGTTTACTTCGTCCAGAAACTTCACAACGCCGGATCGGATCTTGTTCAACTCTTCATCGTCACGATGGAACCGAACACAGAGCAATTGCATATCTTCCGGCATACGCGGGTCATAGCTCACGAAGTCGCACCAGTCGCGTCCCGTGCATTCCATCTGCCACAGCATTTGATTGCGGTACTGTGCTGGAGCTACACCGCCTAGCAGATAGTCGATATGGGTGGCGGTATTCGGGCATTTGATCTCGACTAGCCCTTTATCACCTACCAGACCATCCGGGCTTGCTCCTGTCATTTTCAATTCAGGATGCAGGATAAAGCCGACCTGATCAACGTCGCAGTTCAGGTGCGTTTCATACATCGCCCTTGCGATAGGTTCGTGGTCAATCCCCCATTGCATAGCCGCGCTGGTGTAGCTATCTTCGCAAACTCCGGTAAGACGTTCAGCAATGAGCTTTGCGCGCAGATTGCGGCGGGTAGCAGCCTCTCCGCCTGTCTTTGTGGTAGCTAGTGCATCGTTGATGCCGGAAGCCCCTAAAAAGCCCCTGCGCGCTTCAAACCACTCCGTAGAGCCTTGGATCATTTTGCAAGCTCCGCTTTGCGTGCATCCTTGGCCTTGATGATTGCCTTAGATGCTTCTTTATCCTTCGCTGTTTGGGCAGCGCCGAATGCGTCAGCGAATACAGTCTTGAGTTCGTCCATGGTCTTCGCTGATTGGATTAGCTCAATATACCCATCAGCTTCGAAGTCTCCCTGCTGGTATCGGCTCTCATCGTCTTCGCCGGTTTCAATTTCAAACAGCTTGAGAACGGCATACTTCTTTGCGTAGCTCAACGCCTTACCGGGTGCTTTGTCGGCGTTGTCCATCGCATGCGCTTCAATGGTGATAATCTCGCGCTCTTCCGGCTTGTCTGCATTGATGAATGCGAACGAATAGGTGGCATCGTAACGGAATTGTTTTGCCTCACCCACGCGGTCATGCGCCGTTGATGTAACCAAGTTCGGCACACAGATAACGCCTAACTCATTCATGTGGGCGCGAAGGATGGCTGTTACTTGGTCATGAGTAACTGCCTTGTACGACCCGCCGCCAGCGCCTGTTGAGACGGATTTATCCTTTTGGATGTAATCAACCTTTTTCCTGATTTCGTTGATCCGTTGATACAAATTTAATTCACTCATTTGATTTCCACTTGTTGTTTACTCAATTTCTCCGCAACCCGATCCAGCCTAAGTTGCGCTAGGCTCCTGATGTGGTGCGATACCATCGCGGCAATGTGGCAGCGTGCGCGCAGGCCGTCTTTGATGATCTCGACCTTGGCGAAATCCGCCATGCGCTCGATATTTTGTTGCCAGTCGGACATTTTCAATCTCTCCTATGCAAGGTACACCGTGACAAAAATCGCCGCTAAAACCCCTAGCAAAAATCCTCCAGAATTAACAGTTCGAGAAAGTGCGCATGCCGAAACAAATACCCATGCACCAGCGATTGCGATTCCAGTTCCTATATCCATTCAATCTCCTTTATTTTTGGCCGAGACTAAGTGCGAGTTACGGCCTCGATTTGATCCAGCGCGATTGTTTTTACAAGCAAGCGAGTAGAAGGGAATACGCCGAAAATTTTATGTTTCTGCGTTATTTCAAGACTGGTAATTTCATTTCCCGTGTTTTCGATTTTGTACTCTTCGATTCCCGATAGCGCGATTACGTTGCCGCTCTTCATGTATATTTTCAGCTTCATATTAAATCTCCTTTATTTAGAGGTAGCAAGTCCATAGCAGGGGTTAGGTTCATACCCTACCTGCATCCCTATTCCTATTACCTGTTCCTGCATTTCACTCTGATTACGGGATCGGATTAGTCAGAATCCGCTACTGCCCTTCTGCGCAATCCCTCAACTGCGCATATGAACCCTTAGTTCCCGCGTCCTGTGCGCTTTGGCAAGCTGCACAACACCCCCTGCAAGTGCTGAAATGCTTTCGTTCGTCTGTTCATCCACGCCGCCGACTTTCGCGCTCAATACGTTTGGAGTACGGCAGAAAGAAAAAAAGCCCGATAAAAAACGACTCTGTTGACCAGCTTGCAAGGCAGTATTCTGTGGGAAACGTTGCGCCTTGAAAACTCAGAGCCGTCATTTAACGGGCTTTCTTCGTTTCCCACATTTGCTTTAGCATCCGGTCAAAATGCTTGCTGCACTTGGAACAATAAAGCTATTCTGCAATTTTCGCAACTCATTTTTACTCAAGCATCCCAACAATCCCATAAGCCAGCAGCAGCACGATCAGCGCAATCGCGGTGTATCGCGGACCCAGCGCATCCTCGACAATCGACCATCGAACCGCGCCCATCTTGTCCAGACGCTGCGGCTTCATGGCTGGCTCAACACGATAAAGCCGATCACAACCACCGCCAGCGTGTAAACGCAAATAGAGAAGTACCAAGCGAAGCCGGTAATGTCGTCGTCATCGTCGGCTATCTCGTTATGCACGAACAGACACTCATCGCGCCCGAATGCCTCCTTCGTGGTGCGCGGGAAGCGGTGGCCGGCGTTGCCGTATTCGGCGTAGAGGTTGTCGGTCATTTTGCGGACTCCAGTTGTTTGCGCGCCAAGAATTCATCCTCAAACCGCTCCAAATCTGCGCGGAGCTCGGCCTCGGTTTGAGGCTTGCCGAACAAGCGCACCATCGCACCGTCAACCGCGTCCATCATCGGGTTGGCTTGCGCCAGAAATTGCGGCAGTCCCATCGCCTGAGTTCCTGCGCAGAGTGATTTGATTTCGTCCATGTCACGTCTCCTTTGTTGTAAGTTGCTGGCGATGGTCTGCGCCAGACGGCAGGCTATGCGCGATTAATAATCCGCGGAATATCCATGCGAGGCATGTTCCCTAGCGAATAAAGGAAGTTGATACGCTTCACGTTAGGCACAAATCGACCGCCAACGAAAAGTTTAGGCGTATTCATTACCGCTTCGTGGATAGGTCGCAGCGATACCGGGTTATTCGGGTGCTTATCGTCATACGATTTCGAGTTGTTCCCGACGATTTTTGCGTTACGAATTGCTATGATAGATTTGCGCATTGCATCCTCCTGTTTGTGGTTGTTTGGTGCTGCTGTTAAAGCCGCAGCTCGCATCCTGAGTCCCCGGTATCCGCGCCCGTAGTCGTTTTCCCTGTTTAACTCAGCCTCCGTATATGTCCGGCGGTTCACGGCGTTTTGCTTTATTCGCTCTTTACGAATTTTCCATCAGCATCAAGCTTATACCATATATCCTGCTCAATTCCGCTTTCTCCCTCATACGCAACAGATATTCTGTAGCGATTTTCTGATTCAACCCAACGAGCCAAAGACCCGGTGCAATTCTTTCCGAGCTTTATCTTCCCGTTTAAGCCAGCACAGCACGCAACCCCCGAATATCCAGTTAATTCGTGCTTGCTGTTGTCCCCGCTGCTGGCGTGCTGGCTGTAGTCCCCGCTGCTGGCGTGCTTGCTGTTGTACCCGCTGCTGGCGTGCTGGCTGTTGTCCCCGCTGCTGGCGTGCTTGCTGTTGTCCCCGCTGCTGGCGTGCTGGCTGTTGTCCCCGCTGCTGGCGTGCTGGCTGTAGTCCCCGCTGCTGGCGTGCTGGCTGTTGTACCCGCTGCTGGCGTGCTGGCTGTTGTACCCGCTGCTGGCGTGCTGGCTGTAGTCCCCGCTGCTGGCGTGCTTGCTGTAGTCCCCGCTGCTGGCGTGCTGGCTGTTGTACCCGCTGCTGGCGT